CTACACTAACACCCGGTGCAGGTAATCAAACTTTACGTAGTGGATTTATTAATAACACTAATACATTTACAAACACCACCGGCGAGGTCGCAGAAAGACAAAGCCTTAGCCAGGCACTCAGACCAAAGGCAGATAACTAATGGCACAGCAGTATTTTTATGACGCACAGATTCGACGATTCTTGATTCAATTTATGAGAATTGTCAGCAACTTTGAAGTTGAGTTTGGTAAAGACACCAATGGTGTAAGAACACTGCAACGTGTTCCTGTGTATTATGGAGATCCTAGTAGACAAGCAGCCACAATACTGAGACAAAACAGCGAGAATGTTATGAATGCTGTGCCGGCCATGAGCGCATACATAAGTGGTTTCACTTATCAACAAGATAGAGTACAAGAACCATACTTTGTAAGCAAAATGAACATGCGCGAAAGGCAGTATGATCCTGAGACCGGCTTATACAACAGTCAACAAGGTGATACATATACAATTGAACGACTGATGCCTGTTCCGTATAATCTTGAAATCAAATTGGATATATGGACCAGTAACACTGAACAAAAAATGCAGTTGATTGAGCAATTGGCTGTGTTATTCAATCCGTCCTTTGAAATACAAAGTACAGACAACTACATTGACTGGACCAGTCTCAGCTACGTATTATTGACCAGTGTCGCCTGGAGTTCAAGAGTTGTACCTACCGCCACTGAAGAGCCAATTGATGTTGCCACGTTGACTTTTACTATGCCAATTTGGATCAGCGCACCTGCCAAAGTAAAGCGGCTTGGCGTAATTCAAAAATTTGTTGGCAGTATATATGACGAAACCGGAGCATTCAATGAAAACACTGTTCTCAGCAATTTGTCTTCGCGACGCTATGTTACTCCGTTAGATTATGGAATTTTTTATTCAGGCAATCAATTAAAATTGTTAAAGCCGGAAGAAATTGTTGATGTTGATAACAACATAATATCAACTTTGCCCCAGGCCACTTGGCGATCAATTATCGAAATTTATGGAACACTGGTAACTGGAACCACAGAAATACGAATGACATTACCATCAGAGACTGAACTGATTGGAACTATTGCGTATCATCCAACTGACCCTTATATTTTGCTGTTTGAACCCATTGAAGATACTCTTCCTCCAAACACACTGAGTCCAGTTGATGCAATTATAAATCCCAGAAGTGTCAATGTAGATAATAATCTGCTTACTCCGGCAACAAACACTAGATATTTGTTAACAGCCAACATTGGTGATTCAGGTAACCTAGAAGGTAGTGTGGTATGGAACACTTTGGTGGCCAACGCAAATGATATCGTTCAATACAACGGGTCCGAGTGGCAAGTGGTTTTTGACAGCAAAAATGAACAATCAACAGAATATGTAACAAATACCTACACCGGTGTCCAGTATAGATGGACCGGAACGGAATGGGTCAAGAGTGTAGAAGGTGTTTATCGAGGTGGCGAGTGGAGTCTAATCATATAGGCTGTGGTGCATTAGTTTACAGTATTAAAACCAAAAGATATCTTTTCTTGTTGAGAAATCAAAAAAGACACGCTGGGTCCGGGGGACTGGTGGGCGGCGGTGTGGAAGTTGGCGAAAGTCCATCCACAGCTCTACATAGAGAAATACAAGAAGAAATCAAATTGGAATCTTACACACAATTGATACCACTTGAAAAATTTACCAGCGACGCTGGTACATTTGAATACCACACTTATCTTGTCACAGTCGAGGATGAGTTTGTGCCCCAATTAAATGACGAACACCGAGGATATGCGTGGACTTCGATACAAGATCACCCAAAACCCTTGCACCCAGGTGTATGGAGAACTTTTAATTTTCAAGTGGTGTTAGATAAAATCCGAACTTATGAAAAGGCGTTAGAGATCACACTCTAAAATTAAATCTCTAAAACTGATTCTACGCAAATTGGTAACTCCGTTCCACTCACTCGGCATATACCCTCTTCCGGTCTCATTGACCAATACAAAATCAACCAAATTATAAGTTTTAAAAACCATGGTCATTGCCCGTGCCCAGAATGTATCTGTGGTGTTGGCATAGTCGTAATAACCGTTGGTATTATAATACACATTATTAGAGTAGCCTGGTGTATCCAATCCGTCGTGTCCTATTAGGTACACTGTGGAATGTCCATCAAAGCAAGCCATATATGCTGCCAATGCTCCCGAGTTCCAATTTGGATTTTGTGGAATAATATGAAACGTTCCGGGATATCGTAAAATATTGTCTGTGGTACAATACACAACGTGATCACGTGCATATCCTGAGTTTTTAACTTCTGAAGCCAATGCGCTACCAACTACAATTAAAAAGTCTGGGTGAAAATCTCTATACAAAGCATTACACCCATAAGTTTGAATTTTTCTTTTTTTAATGTGGGTCAAATCAAATGCTTGTCTACCAATTCCGTTGCCAATGACAATTGCACTTTTGCCAAATCGTTGATTGTCAATAATTTGCGGAACGAATTCTTTTTCGTATTCCCACGCACCATTTTTATATGTGGCCAAGGAATGAACATCTTCGCCGTTGTATGTATTTCTAAAAATTTTCTTTATGCTCTGCATACTATTAATTATCAATTTTTAGGAATTTGTTCTTTGATCGCAGTTATACTGTCCAACCAAGTGTCGGTGCCATTGATTTTGTCCCAATATAACATATCTAACTGATCTTGGATTTTAGGGTATGCACGAGCACGATCTCTTTGATATTGACTTGCTGCCCATTCGTTCCTTAATTTTTCTGCTTCAGCTAAAATTTCTTCGTCAGTGGGCCTTGACTGTGCCGAATCAGTCCACTCTAAATTTTCCAATATTTCTTCGCCGCGTATGATCCAAGTTGCTCCGGGACGAAGTGATTGTAAAGCTTTTGCTATCATAATATTTCCATTAAAATAATTGCGCTGGTACCTCTTTCGTAACCTCCAGTTAGGTCTCCAACTGTACGATTTACATATAAAGTTATAGAAGATCCAGATCTTACCCACACTTGATAAGTTACACTTGCTGTAGTGCCGGGAGTATCAATGTAGGTAAAATATACGCTCTCCATTGTGCTATTTGCATCTGAGGCGCTACCGTAGCTTTGCAATGATCCTGCCATCCCCGCTGGACGAGTGCCTACCGTAAATGTTGAATTACTTGATCCCCCGGTTGGCATGCCTATAATACTATTATTTCTTTTGACTCCAAACAAATTGTCGTAGCTGTTTGCGCTGTTCCATTCTCCGGATATTCTAACACTAATAAAAATCTTACTATTAACAGATCTAGGAGTTATGGTAGCAGCTAACCCTGCTATGTCAGTCGGTCCAACGGCAGTTGCTTGTATCAGTGTTGAATCCAAATAGCCAACTGCTGCCTTAGGTAAAAAGTTTTTGAACTCGGGTTGTCCGGGAAATTGTAATCCGTTTATTGACAAAGTTCCTGTTGAAGGATTATATCTGCATTGAGAATTTATATAATGTGCGCCAGTTTCACCAGATGCCTGCGGTTGAAACGTGATATAATAATTTTCATTAACAGTCGAATTTAATTGTATAACTTCTTGCGGTGATGACATTAGCATACCTCCATTAATACGATACAGGAAGTGCCGCGCTCGTAACCGCCTGAATCAGTATCTGCAACTGTTCTATTAAAATATATACTGAAACTGTTAGCCGAGTAAAGAGTCAATTGATATTCAACCGCACTTGTAGTAGCAGGTTCGTCTAAAAAACAAAAATGCATGCCTTCAGGTGTGCTGTTATTATCAGCTGCATAATAACCAATAGCGCCAGTTGTGATTCCGTAATTTCTAGTTCCTATGTCTGCAAAATTCGTAGGATTACCAATCATGCTGCCATTTCTTTTTAGACCCCACATGGTATTCCAGAGTGCTGTATCATTTCCGTATTCACCATATATCCTGACACTGATAAAAATTTTACTTTCAATACTACTTGGTGCAATAGATGCTCGAAATCCTTCAACATTTCTAGTGGCGCTGGCAACAAAGGCCTGAATACTTGAATCTGGTATATAAGTAATCGAAGACCTAGGTGCAAAAGTGTTGAATAATCTTCTTGGTAGTTGTATTTGATTTACAGTCAATGTTCCTGTACTTGCATTGAATCTCAGTCGAGGATCAATATTTTGTGCGTAAACTTTTTGATTCAAATTGGAAAACATACTGGGATACAGTAAACTACTACTAGACAATGCGACAGGAAAAGTTTGATTCACTTTCATGATATTATTGTGTCTCAATAGCAAAAATTATTGAGCTGCCTCTTTCATAACCTGTGGAATCAGCTCCGCCTATATCTCTATTGGTTGCCAATGACATGGCAGCGTCAGACCAAATCAAAAGTGAATATGTACAAGCATTGGTAGTGTTGGGAGAATCTAAGTATGCAATCTCAACTGCTTCAGGTGTACTGTCTGCATCAAAGGAAGCAGCATAGTGCGAGTTGATAGGAGGAGCGTGCCCTGGATTTCTACTTGTCAAGTCACCAGCGGGCTTTCCAATTATAGCACCGTCACGTGCAATGCTAAACATTACATTCCAAGGAGCCGCTGCACCTACTTCTCCAAACCAGCTGGCAAAAATCAAGATTCGACTACTAACACTAGACGGCTTTATTGTCACATAGAACGGCTCTATTATGGTATATCTATTAGCCACGATTGTTTGCAAATAAGGAACGTTGATGAATGTTCTGGCTGCAGACGGTAGCCCGGTGCTGGTGGTTATTCCAGCTTCGTTAAACTTAATGGCGTTGACCGACAATGTGCCTGTTACAGGGTCATATTTTAACGGAGTATGAACCTGATTGTTGGTGGCATAATTGGTAGGCCCAGGCTGCAACCCAATATACTGCGTATTTTGGTTCGCAATGTATATTGGCTGCGAATTTCTGAAAGCCATATACCACCTTTAAGCTTGTGCTTCCGTCCAGGATAAACGTGCCGCACACGACGCAGTAGTTGTTCCAATGTTTTGTGCCACAATGGTAACAACGTCTGGACCGTCTGGATAAATTGCTGTGTTAGAAATATTTTGTCCACCGCCCAAAATACTTGATCCTAGGTCTCGAACTAGATTTAATTCTTGTTGTGTGTTGGTAAAGTTTGAACCGCCGGCTGTGTCTAGATAGAAACCATATATGGTTTCGCCGCCAGCAATTGTTGTGTTACCTGTGTGATTGATATATTGTGCCAGGCTTGATCCGCCAACGTTGGTCCAGGAAGGAGTTGCAATATTTGGTGTACCGTTCAGCACCAAGGTGACCAAGAACTGTCCCGAACTGAACAAGTCAATTTGACGTAAAACCATCTGCATACGATTAACAATTTCTCTACTG